TAGAACACAGGCCTCAGGTATACTGAGAGGTGTCTACGTCAGTGATGAACAAATTGTTGATCGACAAACTGCTAAGGTTACTATCCGTTGGGATCGCGACAGTGATCGAGCACAACAAATTATGCGTAGAAAATTTGGTGGTTAATGTTAGTCAAACTGATATTGACAGCAGTGCTGGTTATAAACACAGCATGGGCCAATCCATTCCGTGTAAGCGGCAGTGGTGACACAGAATCGCAAGCCGCACAATCGGCATTGCGATCTGCTGTTGAACAATCTCGATTGGTTATGTTGACTGAAAGTCAAGTGAGCAAAAACAATCTTGAACGAAACGACATCATATCTTATAGCAGTGCCTATGTTGAAAAATATCAGATTATATCTAAAGAAAATAAAAATCAACAATGGGTTGTAACGGCGGATGTCTGGGTCAAAGACAACACCATAGCAGATCGTATCATTGGCAGATTTTCCAGTGATGCAGCCATTGACGGCAAAACGCTGACTGGTCAGGCAGATAGACTGTTGTCTTCAAAAGAACGCACTGCCAAACAGGGTCTGCAACTGTTGAACACTGTGCTGGCAGACTATCCTATAAGAGCATTTACTCCTACGGTGTTAAATTCTCAATTGCAAATGCAAGATGCGAGTGCGGTTTTTGTGATCAAATATGATTTACAATGGAGCAATAATTTTCTCACTGCACTTAGAGAAACACTGTCCATAGTTCAGCATAGTTTTGTCAATAACAACTGTGCTAACTGCTATGTTAAAATTACCAAGAATTGGTTGGGATTTACTGGGTCTACTTATGAGTTCAAAGATCGAGAACCTATTGATACTGTACGTACAATTTTGAACAAGCGTGTCAATGTGGCTGTGAGTTTTTATCGTGACGCACAATTGATTTACCAAGAATGTCGCAGTGGCAGTTATGACTTCAAATCCAATCATCAATTTCTAATTGGTATAGACAGTGTGATGCCGTATACGTTGGAATTGCCGTATCAAGGCCGTTTCAAACAGGCATTGCAAGAATCCACAGGATTTAAACTCAGCATTGTAAATCAATGTGGAAAGATATAATTAAAAAACACTTGACTTTACGGCAGACAGAATGTATAATTACATATGTAGCCGTTAGCAAATAGGCAAAGCTCCCACAGTGTTCCACAGTGGGGTCGGGTTGCAAACATAGTTTTTAAAACCCATGGAGGTTCGAAGCCTCCCGGCTACATAGAATACAAGGAACGGTCCCATAATGGTATTGGAGCGGATTGCTAATCCGTCGAGTGGTGAAAGCCGCTTTAAGAGTTCGAGTCTCTTTCGTTCCGCCAAATTTTTTTATAAAGAGCAAATATGAAACCTACATCAACATTCAAACTCAGCAAGCAGACTAAACGATTTATGTGTACCATTATCAATCCAGTTGAACGTCATGCGTATAAAAACGCAATGATTCAAGCAGAACTAGTTGCCGGAATTAAACTAAAAGTTACCAAGGGCGAACGACAAGGTTCATGAGTAAAGAATATTCCTCAGTAGCTCAGTTGGTAGAGTAGCGGACTGTTAATCCGTTGGTCGCTGGATCGTGCCCAGCCTGAGGAGCCAAGACCCCGTCTACACTTCTACGTTAAGGAAGTGCGTCATTACAGTAACGATAACTGTACGGTGCATTGGATCTACCGCAAGGCCCTATTTAAGGGCGACTTGAGAAATCACAAAGGCAGGGACGCTATCCTGTCTAAATAGAAAAGAACGTGGACAGAGTAACCGCTCAGTCTAGGGCTCCTGTGGTGGGAGTGGCTAGACACTTTATTGAAGCACATACCCTACGCCCGATTAGTAAGGGAGATAGCGACTAAACGCTGAAGAAAGGTTTAAATGTGTTTCAATAAAGTATGCGGGGTTAGTTTAGTGGTAAAACGAGATCCTTCCAAGTTCAAGTCGCGAGTTCGATTCTCGCACCCCGCTCCAAATTTTTAACTACAAAGGTATATATGGCATTTAAACAACTCAGTCGTGGTCCCAGTGTAGACATTGAAAAATGTGTCGAACTGTCAGGAGGCAACAGATTTGATTTAGTTATTATGGCAGCAGTTCGTTGTCGTGAATTGGCTAAGCAACATCGCAAAGCCGAAAATGGTTCGCAACTAAATGCTCCGGTTACTGCACTGCTTGAATTCCAAACAGGCAAAATTGGAAAAGAATATATCAAACGAGTAGTATAAGATCAAGGCCTGGTTGCGCAGAGAGGTTATGCATCTCCTTTACACGGAGAACGATGTCAGTTCGAGTCTGACACCAGGTACCAATTAATTCGGAGTGTAGCGCAGTCTGGTAGCGCACCTGGTTTGGGACCAGGGGGTCCAAGGTTCGAATCCTTGTACTCCGACCAAAATATATTTTAGCAGTTTAGCCAAAATGTAGTGACAAGACAGTGCAATACTGTTATAATAGATACATAGCAAGGAAACTTGCAAAGAGTTTTAGGATCGGTACAGCAACATTCATATTACTATGGATCGTTGGACCCTATGGTAGTTCGCTGGAGTTGAAGGGCTTGCCCGGAGACGTTGAAGGTGTCTATTGAAATAGACCAACAAGCACAGAGTGATGGCCTGTGTAAAATAAAAGCAGTCAACAACGATCCTGTTAGTTTTGGATGACTACAGCAATTTAAAATCTACTAACGTAATTGCTATAGACGGTGGTCGAAGGACAGGCAGAAATGTTTTCTAGAAATAGACGCTCAAGGAATAGATAGGCCGGCAAAGTCCGGATATGATTTACATACAGAAAAACATGTAATAGGCAACATGAATGTTGATAGGGTCTGGGTGCTATAATTGGCCAGACCAGAAAATAAACAAATTGGCACGATCATCCTGTTAAAGTTTTAGAATGTTAACAGCAACTTTAAATTTCATTCATATCGAAAATAAAATACATTCTGTGAGGTAATAAAATGAACGCATTTGTAACAGCAATCGCAAATCAAGAAGCCCGTACTGCCAATGGCATGAAGGCACGTAAGTCAACAGCCAAGGCTACAGTTGACCTGTTCTATAAGATCGGTGCAAGCCGTGGTAAGAACATTGTAGGCGACTTCACTGCCGCTTACGTAGAAAATTCAGACGTTGCACTTCGCATCGCACAATGGGCACGTGATGTCCGCGGTGGTGCAGGTGAACGACAAATCTTCCGTGACCTTTTGGTTCACTTGGAAAAGACTGACCCAGATGCCGCTTTGGCTTTGCTAAAGAAGGTGCCTGAAGTTGGTCGCTGGGACGACATCTTTGTCTTCTCAACCCCTGCACTGAAGACAGCAGCCTACACAATGTTAGGTGATGCGCTTCGTGTGCGAAATGGTCTTGCCGCCAAGTGGACTCCACGTAAGGGCAAGATTGCGGCTGAAGTACGATCATTCTTTGGAATGACTCCTAAGCAGTACCGCAAGTCATTGGTATCAATGACAACAGTTGTTGAAACACAGATGTGTGCCAACGACTGGGATAACATCAACTTCTCGCATGTTCCATCTGTGGCTGCTCGCAACTACAAGAAGGCATTCGGACGTCACACACCTGCATTTGCAGAGTACGTGGCCAAGTTAGTCAGTGGAGATAAGACTGTCAAGGTTAACGCCAACGCAATCTTCCCACATGATGTACTGAAGGGTGTTATCAACCACTACGGTATGGACTTGAGCAAGGTTGACACTGACCACATTGTGGCACAGTGGGACGCTTTGCCAAACTACGTAGGTGAAGCAAGTATTCTACCATTGGTAGACGTTAGCGGTTCTATGTCCTGCCCAGCAGGTAAGAACAGTAACGTGACTTGCATGGACGTTTCAGTTAGCCTTGGCTTGTACTTGGCTGACAAGAACAAGGGTGTGTTCAAGGACACATTCCTTACATTCAGTGATAAGCCTGCACTGATGACCCTAAAGGGTAACGTAGTCCAAAAGGCTGCACAAATGGTTAAGAGTGATTGGGGGATGAGTACTAATCTACACGCTGCCTTCACTAAGATCCTTGACGTGGCTGTCAAGGGTAATGCACCACAAAGCGATATGCCAGCAATGGTGTTGATCCTGAGTGACATGCAGTTTAACCAATGTGTCAATCACGATGACAGTGCAATGGCGATGATCGAACGCAAGTTCGAAGCAGCCGGATACACATGTCCAAAGGTTGTTTTCTGGAACCTAAACGCAAGTGATAACGTTCCAGTTAAGGCAGACAAGAGTGGTGCCGCTCTTGTTAGTGGATTTAGTCCAGCCATCATGGCTAGCTTGCTAGGCGCTGATGTGGATCAATTCACTCCAGAAGGTATCATGCTGAAGACTGTAATGGTTCCACGCTACGATATCTAAAAAAACTAATGTTTTGAATAGCACCTTCGGGTGCTATTTTTTTAGGTTGGCAAAACCAAAATTTAATGTTAAAATAACGACATGTATAAAGTAATAGGAAAAGAAGAAACCTTCAAGGTGCTTACACTGGCTGAGGCAATGAATGTTGCAAAGTCTATGAATGAATTTGTAGTTATCAAAGGTAAAGATTTTGAAGTATGTGGTATCTTTGGTGTTGATGAAGTAACTGATCCTACCTACGATGGTTGGATATCGAGAAAACAAGGAGTCTAATATGCCGTGGATTGAAAATGTAGCAGCCGCTGATATACCTACTAGGTTCCATCACGAGGCCGGAGAGAACAGTATGCTGATCAGTATTGTTGATCCGGCAAGTTGGCGCCCCACGCCTGCCCACAAGTTCAAAGAACAACATAACTTTGAATTCTTGGATATTGAAGAAAAAGATTTTGCCCTAGATGAAGCAATGCGTTGTAGTCATGAGCAGGCCGCAGAACTTGTTCGTCTATTGCAACACGCTTTGGACAACCGTATGAATGTGGTTGTTCATTGCTACGCAGGTATTTGTCGATCGGGTGCGGTCTGTGAGGTTGGTGTCATGATGGGTTTTGAAGATACTAATCGTTTCCGCAGTCCAAATCTTTTGGTTAAACACCGTATGATGAAGGCATTGGGTTGGACTTATGATCCGGACGAAAAGCCTAATATTGATGATTGGCGGACTTTTAAATCAGTTGACTAATTGCTCGTTCGGTGTTATAATATAACTTACACTAAACAGGAGCAAACATGGATTACCTTGTAGAAGCACATAGTAAGCAGAAGAAGCAATTTATTGAGGCTATTCTCCCTTCTATGATCGATCAACTTGGACTAACTAATACTAGAAAATCTTTGGTTATTAGATTGGAAAAAGATTGCGAACAAATGGGCTATACTGTTCCTGTTGACATTTTAGATAGTTATGTGGTGGTTATCAAACCCTCTATGTCTATCAAATCAATTGGTATTACATTGGCGCATGAAATGGTTCATGTGCGGCAAATGGCCAAAGGTATTCTTAAAATTAAGAATGGTGTTAATTATTGGTGTGGCAAACGGTATACCAAACGAACTAAGTATTTGGATCAACCTTGGGAACAAGATGCGTTTGCTAGGCAAGAGTTAGTTTTTAGAAAAGCAATTACTGAATAAAGGAACATCATCATGGCTGGCAAAGCAAAATCAATCTATCTCACAATCTTGCCTAAGGGCAAACATATGAGCGTATTTAAAAAGGTATTCTTTGAGGCTAAGTCTTATAATGAATATGTCAAGACAGATGAATTCAAGGCCAAATGGCCTGCAGAAGAATTTGATATTGTAAAAGAAACTTATTAAAGAAAGGAGGCGAATATGCCTAGTGTATTCTTAGTAAGCGACACGCACTTTGGACACATGGGTGTTTGCCGCTTTACTCGTAACGATGGAGTTACAAAATTACGACCGTATGAAAGTCCCGAAGAAATGGACGAAGATATGATCGCACGTTGGAACTCTAAGGTCAAGCCCACTGACAAGGTCTATCACTTAGGTGATGTTGTTATTAACCGCAAGGCATTAAAGACATTAGCCCGCTTAAACGGCGACAAGGTGTTAATCCGTGGCAACCATGACATCTTCCGTGATGATGAATATCGTGAATACTTCCGTGAATTACGTGCCTACCATGTGATGAACGGAATGATCTTAAGCCATATTCCATTACATAGTGATTCAATGGGTCGCTTTGGTGTTAACATTCACGGACATACTCATGCTAACCGTGTGAAGAAGGCTCGTGGCGTTGATGCACGTACAGGAGAAATCTTATACAGTGATGAAAACGATGTTCGTTATCATTGTGTCTGCGTTGAGCAAACTGATTTTGCTCCTATCTTATTCGAAGACGTCGTTGCACGTATTGAAGCAGAAGGTGGATCAGTTGGTTTTAAAAACGGCAACGGTCCAACAATGTAACAAACAGATTGCATTTATTTTGTTTGACTTTTGTAATTTTTTTCTGTACAATAGTATTTTATTGAAAGTATATAATGTCTATTGAACAGAAACTCAAAGAAGCATTTCGATTATTAAAAGAAGTGGTAGATGAAACTAAAGTTAATCTAATTGACAATTACAGTTATAGAGAATACACGACGACAGAAATTCTTAGAAGTTATCTTCCCAGCATCAAAAAAACAATTGGTAGAACCGGTGATGACGCTAACGCAGTTGATCAAGATTATCATCATATAGAACAAAAGTCTGGAACTAAAAAAGGCAAGACGTTGACAATGGCCATGTTTCCTGAGATGATGTTTGACAAACAAAATGATCCAGCCCGTCGAGCATATATCTATAAGTATGATGGTCTGAGTCTTAGTTTTTTTGAATATTATAATCCTTATCCAACTGCTGTGGTATTTGTGCCTAAAGATCACGTAACAAAAATTCATCCGCTTTTTAAGAAAAAACAAGATGAAAAAATAACACATTTTGCTAAACAATTGGCAGAAGGTAAAAATATTGGACGTGATGCTATCTCTGTTGGTCTACAAGAAATTGTAGACGCAGTGGGGGCAGAAAATTTAATTTGTTGGCTGAACGGGGAACAAATTTCATCAATTGAATTTTTCTATAAATTAAATAATAAACAAGTTAAAATTAACAATGACAACATATAAAGTTTATAATCAATCGTGCATTGAAGGAATGCAACAACATGTTGCAGATAATTCAGTAGACCTTGTGTTTACAGATCCACCATATGGTATTGACGGTGACGGATTGGATGTGCATTATCACAGAGACGAATCCAAAGTAGTTCCTGGATATATTGATGTACCACTGAATCAGTACGCTCAATTTAGTAGTGACTGGATCAACGAGTGCGCCAGAGTACTACGTCCAGGCGGCAGTATGTACATTGTCAGCGGTTATAGTAATCTACATCATATCTTAAATGCTCTACATGCCACCGAACTAGAAGAAGTCAATCATATCAT